TTGAGCTTTGCCGCAGCCTCGTCGCTGAAATCGTTGGCGCTCAGCCCCTTGCCTGGCACCTTGTCCACCTTGCCCTGCAGATCCGCCGCCGTGGCCATGGGCTGGGCAAACGTGGGGTTCGGGTACTGGCCAGCCAGCACGCCGCCGGCCGCGCCGGTCGGTGCACGCGGATTCGACATGCGCTCATCCGTGGTCTGCACCACCTCGCGCATGCCCCCTGCCGTCATGCGCATCTCCAGCAAGTCACCCGAGTTGTAGGCCCGGGGCGCCGTGCCCTCCTGGCCACGCAGCACCGTGAGCCGGCATTCGCCGATCACCGAGTTGTCCACGGCCGTGACGCGCAGGATCTCGTAGTCGGTTTCGAGCGATCCGCTGCGCTTGTAGGCCGTCAACACGTACCAGCGCCGGCGGGAGGATTCAGCAGCGTGCCGGCCGCGCCATCGGACACGCGCAGCACGCCGTAGTCCAGCTCGCTGCCCGGGGCGCCCGTCTGCGGCGCCGCGCGCACGTCGGCGATGAACTGGGTTTGGAAGTTGTTCAGGAACAGCTGCGGCATTTCTATTTTTCCTTGATGGGCACGATCAGCTCCACCTCTTTCGTGCGGCCGTCGTTGGTCGTGGCGGCCACGCTGATCTGGTACTTCTGGCCGCTCAGGCCGCCCGCGTAGATCCAGACCTTCACGCGCTGGCCCACGAAGGCAAAGGACGGCGGCATGGGCATGGCCGGCTGGACCTTGAGCTGCACGGAAACAATCTCGTCGCCTGGCGGAAACCAGTCGGCGAACTCGATGTCGTAGTCCTGCGTGTCTGCAGGCTGCATGGGGGAAGTGCGGAACATGCTTTGCCCCTGGTCGGTGACGTAGAAGGTGGTCATTCCTGCGGGCACGAGGAAGGTGCGGGATTCGGGCGCCTGCTCATCGAAGGGCAGGCGCTTGTGCACGGCGTGATTGATGTCGATGAAGGCCACGCCCTGGGCCTGCAGCGGCGCGCGCACCAGGCACTGCCCACGGGCCGTGATCGCAGCCTTGGCGTGGACCAGCGCGGCCAGCCGCGCCTCGACGCGCCCCTGCGTGATGACAAAGGCCTGGCCCTTGCCGTCCACGGGCGAACGCAGCCAGCGGCGTACGTAGATGCGGCCATCGGCTGTGCCACGGGCGGTGGGCGTGGATTGCACAGGGCCACGGCGCAGCAAACGCGCCTGGGGCTTGAAGCTGGCACGCGCGGTCGCGTCCACGCCAACGCGGGCCTGCACATGGGCCGTGACCGTGGCGCTGGCCCGGGCCTGGACTGCCACTCGCCCGCGCACGGGAGGCAGCGTGACCTTGATGATGGCGCGGCCCGTGGCTGCCAGCAGGCTGCGCACATGGACCCGGCCCAGCACGCCCTCGACAGCTGCGCGCGCCACGGAATCGGCCGAGAGCTTGGCGTGCACGCGGCCCAGCGGGCCGGTGAGTGCAGCAGTCGGTGCCGAGTGGACCACGGCATAGGCGAGCACTCTCCCGCCAGCACGCACACGGGCATAGCCCTTGGCGTCCACGCGGATGCGCACCACGGGATCGGAGGCCCGCCCGTTCAGCGCGAAGCCATTGAGTGCTCCCCGGTTCATGGCTTACAGCAGCTGCAGCGTGAAGTCGCCTGTCAGGGCCTGGCTGTCCACCAGGAACACGTCGTTGATCTGCAGCGTGCGCGGCGTGGGCAGCGGCTCGGAATACATGAGCGTGGCCGTGCCATCGGTGGCCGAGTCACCCTCCATGATCCCGATGTGCGTGACCGTGACCTGGGCGCGTGACGGGCGGAAACTCTGCGCGCACGGCGTTGTAGGTGGCGCCGTTGTTGGGCGCGGCAAAGGCGCCCGTGGGCACGCGCTGGTACCACGGTGCTGCCACCTCGGTGCCGGCGGTGAAAGCGTCGGTGGGATCGGCCGTGAACAGGGCGAAGAAGGTGTTGCGGATGGCCGGGAAGGCCTGCTTGCGCAGCGTGGCGCTGATGATCGCGTTGGCGAGGGATGTGCTGAAACCAGCCATGACGGCTCCTATGGCTTCGAGCACTCCAGCGCCCAGATTGAAGATGCCCGCCAGGATGGCAGGCTTGGTTCACTTCTGGGCCACGGCCGTGGTGGCCGCAGCCTGGGCCTGAATGCCCAGCGCCTCGTTGTAGAGGGCGCGGTGCGCCGCCGCGATGGTGGCGTTGCCCCCGAATTCGGCATCGATGGACCAGGCCCGGAACAGCACGAAATGCCGCAGCGCATCCATCCAGCGCTCAGGAACCGAGGGCGTGCCGTTCTCGTCGGCCAGGTCTACAGCCGCGACACCGACCATGGCGCGCACCTTGGTGCCGGCTGCCACAGGCGGATAGACCAGGAATTCCTGCGGCGTGCCCAGGTCGTGCATGTAGTGCTGCACCTCGCGGCCCGGAGAGCCCGAGCGCCAGGCGCCGGCCACGGCGTCCAGCACCCACAGGTCGGTCTTGGTGATGCGCCGCTGCGTGGCGTTGGCGTTGTTGGTGATGTCGATCAGCGTGAGCACGTCGGCCGGCAGCTCCTGCCGCCAGCCGGCGGCCAGCACCAGGTCGCGCGGCTGGGCCATCTGGTCCGGCCGCTGCTCGGCAAAGGCGCGCTGTGCCGCGTTGAACCAGTCCAGCAGGTCCTGGCGCGTCCAGCGGATGTGCCCCTTGTCCTGCAGGTCGCGCGCTGCGTCGTCCAGCAGTTGGGCCACGGTCAAAGCCATGATGCCCTCCCCCGCGAGCCGCGGCTGGTGTTGGAGCGCCACACGTCGGCCGTGGCGTCATCCATGGCGCGCTGAAAGAACGCCAGGGCCACGCCGGCCTGGTCGGGCTTGTAGTAGTCCGTGCCCTCGGTGGCCAGCAGCTCGGCCTTGGCGCCCTCGCGGATGGCTTCATGGTAGAGCGAGGCCACCTCGTCGGGCACGCTGTTGCCACGCAGGGACGGCATCAGCGAGGCGTAGACCTGCAGCCGGCCCGCGCTGCCCGTGCGCACAGTGAATTCGCGTAGGTTCGTCGTGACCAGGTAAACCTTGCCGCGCAGCTCGTGCTGCCAGGGATCGGCCGGTAGATCGCGCGCTTGGCCACCTCCAGCGGGCGCCCGGCCAGCGTGGCGCGCTCCAGGCGCAGCAGCTCGGCGCCCTGGGGCAGCTCGAAGGTGTATTCGGTGAAGGCCTCGCCGGTCACATCCGTAGGCTCCAGCCATTCCTGCCAGGCGCGCGTGGCCTTGAGGAAGGTGCGCGCGGCGCGGTTCAGCGCCATATGAATGAGCGGTACCGGCGCTTGGGGGCAGCCAGAACCAGCTCAGGCATCCAGTTCTCCCAGCTGGCCATGGAGCGATCAGCCGGTCACGTTGGAAGCGCGCGAGGCACGGCGCACACGGCCGGTTGGCGCAGAGTCGGATTCCTGGGGCATGCCGGTACCGCCATCCAGGTCGTCATCATCATCCGGGCCCACGCCGGGCGAGAAGGTGCCGCGCGAGGACGGGGCCTTGCCGTCCTGGGCTGCGCGGCGGGCTTCGCGCTCGGCAGACATGCGCAGGAATTTCTGCTCGGCCTCGAACTCCTCTTCGGTCTGGAAGTTGCGGGCCAGCAGGTGCTTGGCATCTGCCTCGTCCTCAACGTCGCAGGCCAGCGGCTTGCCATTGAAGACATAGGTGGCGCCCTTGACGCGAACGATGAGGGTTCCGTCCTTGCGTGCGGGCAGCGAAGTGAACAGCTTCATGATTGTGGTTCTCCGTGGTTCAAAAAAGCCCCGGCAGCCAATGCCGCCGGGGGAAAGCCCCTTGCAGGGCACGCACACATTCGCGCGCGGTCAGGCGTTCGTGTAGATCAGGTCCAGGGCGAAGAGGCCTGCGGCCGCGCCCGCGCCTGTGACCTTCAGGACGATGCGGCGGTCTTCGTCCTTGGGCACCAGCTTGGCAAAGGCTGCGGGCACCAGGTGCACATAGCCGCCGGCCGCGCCCGCGTCGTTGTCTGTCACCCAGGCACCGCCGCCGTCGTCGGCCGCCGTGCTGATGTCGCCGGCCGCATCCGCCAGGCCAATGGAGGCCTTGAAGCCCGCGCCCAGGGCGGCAGGCACGCGGATGAACAGGGACACGGGCAGCGTGCCGGCGGGCAGGATGCCGATGACGCCACGGGCGCAACTGCGTGGTCGGCCACGGCCAGGGGCTGGCCGAAGCGCGAGCGCACCAGCTCGGAACCGCCGGGGGTGATGGGGGCCTGATGGCCTGCGGCCACGGCACTGAGTTGCTTGAAAGCCATGTCTGACTCCTTCTATTCGGTGGGTGGATCAGCGCGAAGCGGCGGCGGTATCGACGCCGTACACACCGTGGTCCTGCTTTTCGCCTTCGACCTCGAAGACGGTCTTCTTCACACCGAAGATGGACGACGTGGTGATGATGACCTGGTTACCACGGTCGGCCGTTTCCTCGTGCCAGCCATAGCGCATGCCGGTGCCAGGCGAGCCGAAGGCGATCACGCCAGCCTGTGCACCCATGAACAGCGCGCGCGCCGTCTCCAGGTCGCCCGTGGCGCCATGCGTGTTGTGGCGGATCACGTTGCGA